TATTTATAGATTTTTAAAAATATGGGCTATAACATCTACGGTCCAACCGTTGCCTAGCATCTTATATCTTTGAGTCTTGCTTACTTTATTTGTGTAATTTTTAGGAACTGCCTGTAAGGCCTCACACTCGTTAGGTGTTAACATCCTGTGAGAATCTCTGTCATCATCTAAAAAACCCTCTTTTATGCTTACTGCAGGTCTACTGCTAGCTCTAATTCCTTTGTAGTAAGTTGCGGTTAATGTGTTAAATATACTTTTCCTTTTAAAATTCCTTTTAACATCGCAAGAACTTGGGAATCCATTCCCGTCAAAAAAATCATTAACATCATAATCAACTTGCTTAGGCTGCTCTATGTTTGGTATATTAGTCCAATATAATCTACATCTTTTTTGCGGTACAAATTTATCACTCACAATTTCAATAGGCTCAACACCTAAAGCATCTGAAATAACTTTTTCAGATGCTTTTTTCATTCTTACATTTTCTAGTAAAAATTTAGCGTTAGGATTATTCTTTTTTATAATCTCCCAGGCTTTTACAAATTCAAAAAATAGTTTACTCCTAGGATCCTCAAAATTTAATTGTTTACCCGCAAAGCTAAACCCCTGACAAGGACTACCTCCAATAAATAAATCAACATCTATTAAGTCCTCAGGATCTGCCTCAGTAACGCTCCCCATTTGCTTTGTGTTTGGGTAATTAGCTTGAGCGACTATCATTGCGTATTTATCAATCTCATAGGATAAATACTGATCTGGAATAATTCCGACTTTGTTTAATGCGATTTGACCGCAGCTCATGCCATCAAAAAAACTTACTACTTTTTTTATTTTACTCATTTCGATATTTTTCTTAAGTGAATTTTGTTTAAAATAAACAGCCTTTTTTGTATGGCCTCTAACATCTCCTGTTGATGTACTGGACCTTTTTTAAAGATCTCCTCTCCAATTTTCTCAGCCTCCAGTATATGGCTGTCTTTGTATCCTGTAATGAATTTCATAATTCCTCTTTAATTTCCAGATCAAAAAGATCAATTAATAATTTCGTGTTTTTGTTTTTATATATGTGATAAGATAACCTCTCACCTTTTGTTAATGGATGAGAGGTTTTTTTGATGTTTGCTTTTGAGGTCCTTTTCATATTAAAATCCTGATGCATCAATACGTCCAGTAATTATTGCGAACAATAAAGAGAAGCAAGTAATTAAGGCAACAGCCAAAAAGATGAATGATAAGAAGTAAACAAAGTAAACTCCAATTTGGCCAATGTCTGTTGACTCTTTGATTTCTGATAACTTTTTAATTAAATTTTTCATAGCGTTTTATTTAGGTTGATTACAATTATATTATAAATGTACACATAAATAGTACACTAAAAAAATAATTAACATATGATTAACATTGTATATAAAACATTAAAACGTTTTTATATATGGTAGTTGGTAGTAATTTGTGTATTATTTACAATAGTCTTTTAACCCGTAAGGGTTTATAAAACCTAAACTAACTGCTTCTTGTGTACTTATTTTAATGACCTCAACTTTTTGGCTAACTTGTAAAGTAACCCTTACTAAATCACCTTTACCATCAGAAGTACTGTAGTTTATATTTAAAATTTGGTAGTTTGGCTTGTCATTATTAAACCAAGTTATTGGTGTAACCCCTAAAGTCATTGTGTGTTTTAACAAACTACTACCAACACCACATATAGCACATTGCTTGGTGTTGGTTAATTTATTAAGTTTTTGCTCTAAAAAATTTAGATATTTAAAAGTGTTTTCTACAATCTCTTGCCTTTCCCAAGAACTGTTTGCTTCCCAATAGTTTTTTAATGTTAAATTTTTTGGCTTTTTCATTGTTTATTTATTTTGGTTTGTGCTTATTTCACGTAACTAATCTTATATTTTCTCGTTATGCACAATATTTTTTTTTGCACCCACTCTTGCGCAACCAATCTCTACGGCTTTTTCTGAAATATCACAACCTATAAAATTACGATTAAGGTCTTTACATACTTCAGCAGTTGTAAAACTACCAGCGTAAAAGTCAGCAACCAAATCACCTTCGTTACTACTTGCTTTTATTATTCGCTCAATTAATTGTTTTGGTTTTTGCGTGTTATAACCGTTTTTTTCTTTACTCATTGGGTTTAAATATGATATGTTCCAAACATCACTCATATTTTTTAACCTGTCATTATTTACATATTTTTTAGTTTTCAAACTTCCATTTTCCCACTCTGAATATCGTTTACCTTTATGTTTTGATTTATCGCTAAAAGGTTCGTATAGATTGTTAAAAGTGTATTTTTTACTTTTAGAGTAAAATAAAATATGGTCATTTTGCCTTGTGAAATTTTTAGTACTATTAGCCCATCTTTGGTAATTCCAAATAATTTGATTAACCATATTTTCATAACCAAACACATCATCTAAAATACATCTTAACCAATGGCTTATTTTGTAATCCATTTGTAAATAAATACTACCTGTATCTTTTAAAATACGATGCATTTCTTTAATTCTTGGTATGTAATGTTCTTCTATTATTTCACGTTTAGGTTTTAAATCTTGGTAGTCTTTAAACTTTCTGCCAGTTCCATAAAGTATATCACAGTAAATTAAATCTACTGTATTATCTTGCATTTCTGCCATTAACTCTAAATTATCACCTAATCTTATATCTATCATTATATCTATCATTATTTTAATTTTATCAAATTAATTTGCCTACGCTCTAAAAAAATTACAGATGCATAACAACGTGTATAATTCATTTTCGTACCTCAAACGAAATCATACACAATTACGTTAAACCTCAACCTCAACACTCCTCAAGATAACAGGCTTATTTTTCTCCATTGAAAAATTCTTATTATACATCCAGTAAGGCAGATCCAAAAACCCGTCTTTATATTTGCATTTTGTTTTTGGATAAAAGAAAACTTTATTAAATCCAAGCGGTCCGGGGATTGAGGGAATACCCCAGGCAAGAGGAGTCTCTGCCCAGGGTTTTTTTGATACCTCTATAGTGACAACTTTCATTAGTCAATAAGTTTTACCTGGAGCTCAGCTCCATCTCTGTCAACTAACTCAATAAACATCTCAATGTCCTGCTCCTTAGACCACTCAAGGACCTTTGCAAAGTTCTTATTATCAATCAATGTTGCATCAACTCTCACTATCTTTAAATCCTTTAATAATGTTGAGGCCATTTTCATGCCTAGGATAAGTTGAGAGGCCGTATTAATTTGCATAGCATCAAAAGGATGCCCCTTATAAGTTAACTTATTAGACGCCTCATCAAAGGTTAAGCCTATTGGTTCAATGGCTGAGGAAATAGCTGTTGCCTTTTTAAGTCTGGTTTCTTTTATATATTCGTTTTGTTCAGTTATAGACTTTTCAAGCTCCTTAATTTCCAGGTCAATAAGACTCATTTTTTTAGCCTCTGCAATTTCCTTATTTAATTTATCAGAGTTTAATTGATCCTCTCTCAGTTTTTCTAACCCAATTAGATCTGGAATATTTTTGGGAACTAATAGCCACGCCTTAGCATCCTCAATCTCCTTTTCCTTAACCTCTCTTGATTTTTCAAGACGCTCAATCTTTGCCTTAATATCAAAAATATCTCTGTCAATTTCTGCAATCATTGCAACACGCTCCCCAATACCATCCTCAATTCTCTTTACGGTTTCAGATTTTCGGACCTCATCATTAATTAAATTGGTTACCTCAATAAGATCAACAGGCTTTTTATCAAGCAATTTTGCATCGTAATAATCAAAATTTGCATTTAATTCCAACAGCCTTTTTTTGTCAAATGCTCTGGATTCCTCTGCCTCTTTTATATCTGCATCAAATACAGAAAAGTCCTGGCTCAACACCTTTCCTAAATACTCCATTTTCTTTTGAGGAGTAAGTGCGAAAAAATCATTGATATTAAAATCAATAACCCCAATTAAATTATCAAGGTAAGCCCGTGGAGATGAGATAAAGCGGTTTGCTTCATCACTATAATTTTTGTTCTCAAGTTGTAACTCAACTTTTTTACCCTTTTTTATAATGGTCCGGGCAATAATATCTCCAAGGTCCAACTCAATTAAACCCTGCCTTGCACCATCTTTTAAAGGTTTTGGAGGCATTGATCGAGCACCGCCCAAACCTCCCCAAATTGCATCCAGTATCGAGGTTTTACCCTCCTCATTGCCTGCAATTAAATACATACTTTTACCATGGACCTCAGCCTCAAAGCTGTCGATCATTTTAAAATTTTTGATATTTATTTTCTGAATTTTCATTTTTTCCCTTATTAAAAAAGGCCTAGGCATTTAGTCCCAGGCCTTTTTTGATTGTTAAATAAAATTTATGTTTGATTAAAATGGAGGATATCCTGCCCCTGCTGCCGGTGTCGCTTGAGCTGCTTGAGCCGCTGCCGTTTTAGCTGCTAGATCCGCTGCCGCTTTTGCCGCTGCAATCTTTGCTGCCTCTGCCGCTGCTCCATTATCTGCCGGAGGAGCTGCTGTGCCTGATGCTGGTAAAAATGGATTGCCACCATCAACAAGTAACTGAGATAAGTCTACAGGGGTACTCAAATAAGCCTCCTTAACATCATCACTTACAGGAGTTTTTGGCTTTGCAATCATTGCATATTTTGTGCCGTCTTTTCCTGATCCTGTTTTAGTCACTTCAATATCGTAGTGCTTAGGATGTCCCCAGTCTGCATCCCTTGAGTGATTTAAAAGAGGTGTGATCAAAGTCATTTTGTCAAGCTCCCAAATTTCCATAACATTGGTATTGTAGTTAAAAACCAACATGATCCAAGCATGTTTAACTGATGGGTTGTCACCTTCTGGTAATGCAGGTTTGTTTTGCGGATCATAAGGTAAGCGAGTGCTTTTTCCATTGGCCCAAACTACCCAAACCATTAAAGGAGATGATAAAATCCTTAACCTTGTTTTGCCTGCCTCAATTTTTGTAAATCCTCCAGATGATGGAGCCTGGTAATCTTCGTTGATAAATGCGTCTGTACTCATAATTTTAATTGATTTTAAATTGATTTTTCTGATTTGTAAGAGTCTAATAATTTAACAAGGCCCTCAATTTTTTCTGTAAAGTCCTGATCACAGGATCTAAGTTGTAGGATGTTATTTAATTTAGTCCTATTTTTTTGTGTCTTTTTAACGTCTTTATAATATCTGAAAAATAAAGACGATACTCCGCTGCTAGGTAATGAGGACTTTGCGTCCAATACTCTTTTTTTTAAATCTTCATTTGTAGCCATATTTTTTAGGTTTCTTAATTTTGCTTGAGACAAATGTAAATAAACATTTTGGATAATAAAAATAAAATGTCATTTTTTTTGTACTATATTTGTGTATTAATATTAATGTAATAAAATGGAATCAGAAAAAATTTTAATTTTAGATTTAGAGACAACAGGATTTGATAGGAGGTTGGACGGCATAACAGAGGTGGGGATTGTGAGCCTTGATTTAAGTAATGGATTAATTGAGGTCCTATATGATAAGGTATTCAATCCAATGGTCCCATTTAAAAAATTGATGTCCTCCTGGATCGTTTTAAAAGGGTACATGAGTGCAAAAGACATAGTCCCTGCAGATAGGATACAAGGAGAGGAGGAAAATATCCAGAGAATTATTGACAGCTATCCACTAGGGGCGACGGCCTATAATAATACATTTGATTTTAGTTTTCTTGAGTCTAATAATATTGAGATCAATAAAAAACTGGATTGCCCTATGAAGTTATTAAGGGACGTTGTAAAATTGCCGGGTAAAGGTAAAGCCTATAAATTACCATCCGTGGAGGAGGCTTTGGCTTATTTTTTCCCTGATGAGGAAATTGATCATATACATAGGGGAGCCTCTGACGCAATATCAGAGGCCCGTATCATCTATGAAATGTATAAACTAGGAATTTTTAAAATAAATAATTGATTTTATTTTTTTATTGTACTAAAATATTGTAGGTTTGTTAAAAATAATTAAAAATGAATTTTGGACTAAGGGGATATCAACAGGATTTAAAAGATGCAATAAGGGGGTTATTTGTAAAGGGTGTTAAAAGAGTTGTGCTTTGTGCACCCACCGGATCAGGTAAGACAGTTACATTTGCTGACATTGCAAGGAGCACCATATTAGCAGGCCGCAGGGTAATTGTTGTTGTAGATAGAAAGGAGCTGCTTGATCAGGCTGTTAAGAAGTTGAGAGAGTACGGACTCAACCCTCAAACAATACAAGGGCAAAGACCGGTAAGACCTGGACAAAATTGCTACGTTGCAACTATTCAAACGTTAATTAAGAGAACGCCTCCAGAGGTTGACTTAATAATTATTGATGAGGCACATAAACAAACATTTGACAAGATCCTGGATCTTGATTCTTTTAAAAACGCTTTTGTGATTGGTGCAACAGCTACTCCAATAAGAACCGGCAACATGAACCAATTATCAGACTACTACCAAGAGATGGTCCAGTCTGTATCTATTCAGGACCTAATTGAGTTAGGTTTTTTAACTCCTGCAATAAGCTTTGGAGCTGCATTTGATACCTCAAAAATAAAAATGAAAGGCAAAGATTTTGACATAAAATCTATGTTTGACGCATTCAACAAGGTATCTCTTTACTCTGGAGTAGTTAGAAAGTACGAGCAATTTGCTCCAGGATCAAAGGCTATTGTATTTAATGTGAATGTCGAGCACTCCAAAAAGGTTTGTGAGAGCTTTGTACTTTCTGGATATAATGCAATGCATCTTGACGGCAATACCTCAAAGAGAGAGCGCGCCTATATTCTGGAATGGTTCTCAAAAACTCCTGGAGCTATCCTCAATAATTGTGAGATCTTAACAACTGGATTTGATGAGTGGAGCATTGAGACGGTTATCCTAAACAGATCAACAAAATCAAAGCCCTTATTTTTCCAAATGTGTGGACGTGGTTCGCGTATAGTTCCGAAGGGTGTAAAAGCTGTTAAAGATTTTTTTACGATAATAGACATGGGCTCAAATATTGTTGAGCATGGGTTCTGGGAGCAGGATCAGGAGTTTAGCTTGACTCATAAGAAAAAAGAGGAGAAAGGCGTTGCTCCTATAAAGGAGTGCCCAGAGTCAGAAAATGACATCAAAGGCAATCCGGGTTGCGGATGCTTTAATCATGCAGCGGCTCCAACTTGTAAGCATTGCGGCTTTATATTTCCTGAAAAGAAAAAAGAGGAACCAAAAGAAATTGATTTCGTACAGCTTGAAAATTATCAACTTTTGCCCGCTCACCTAGTAGGTAAGCAATGGGGGTCCATGACCATCCAAGAACTGGAGGAGGTGAGGATCGCAAAGAAAATGAAAGGGCAAGGATGGATTGTAAGACAGATACTTTTAAACAAGGATCTTGAGTTGATTGAGTATGCTAGAATGAAAAAATATAAATACCCTCAAGCATGGGTCTCCAAAATGGAAAAAATATATCTTGGTAAATAATTAATACTTTATAAAATGAATACAGAAACTTACAAAGACGCGGAGTCAAATTGCCCTCCAAACAAAAGGCCTATTTTTTATTGTGACATAGTTTATACAATCACTACAGGCAAAAAAAAGGAAACTTTTAAAGCTTTAAAATTTGTAACAAAAGGATTTAAGGATGAGATCCTTAAAAGCAATAGCGCAAAATTACAAGCAGTAAAATTCATTTATAAGGAGGATAAAGCCTGGAAACAAAAAGTCTACTCATTTGATTTGTCAAGGATTGAGATCAGATCTTTTGAGGTAATATTATTCATGGGATACGGACCTAAAGATAAATAGATATGAAAAATAAAAGATATACTTTGAGAATAAATTTTGTAGGCAGTCTTAAATGGGATATAATAGAGGATTATTCAAGATTTGAAGATTGCAAAAAAGAGGCAAAAGAGCTAAAAGATGAAACCGTAAAATATATGGTAATCGAGGACAAAGCTAAAAACGAACTAATAGTTGTTTAATTATGCCAGTAGTTAGAATAATACTCGATGAGGATGATTGTAAGGTACCAGGAATAACGTGGCACGCATTGCATCCAATGAATAAGGAAACCGTTTTATGTGACACCTCAATTGATCTGGAGGCATCTGCTGAGGTAGAATATAAAGACGCTCATCCCACTTGTGAGGATTGCCGCACCATAATCAGAGAAATCAAAAAAATGAAGCTTTGAAAATTTCAGAAACTAAGAAACGTGAGGGGGTTTATTGTTGTGCTTATGGATGCAAAGGTCATCCAGAACAAAGAAAAGGGATGTTATGCCATAAGCACTATGCAAGATTAATGAGAGAGCGGAGCCCTAAAAAAGTCCGTTACTCTCAGGCTAAACAAAAGGCAAAGTCAAGAGGCATTGATTTTACAATTACTCTTGAGTGGTTCCTTAGATTTTGTGATCGTACCGGATATATGTCAAAAGGACGCCGGGGCCAAAATGCAACACTAGACAGACGGTGTAATCTCCATGGTTATCACTCATGGAATATACAAATACTAACCAACAGACAAAATGCATCAAAAGGTAACAGGCCATCGGGTGAGCACTTTGATTGCCCTTTTTAATAACAATTTAAAAAAGATAGTAGATGAACATTAAAAAATTAGTTTATATAGGCATGAGGATCTCAAAAAAAGGGGTCCTCATTTATAAATATGGCCTCATAGTAGAGGGGGAAATCGTAAAGGAAATATTTTTCTATTCCAAAATACTTGATCAAGAGATAGGATCCATAATTTCCTGCAAATTCAATTCAAAAGGCATTGAGTCTCCAGAGCTGTCAAATAAGATTTACAACGCGGATAAGCTCACTCAAGCTAAATGGATCGAGATGGACCGGATGGCCAGAGAAAAGGATCAAATGCAAAAAGAAATTGAAAAGGCATCAAACAGCTCATTTAATCAATTGGTCCAGGAGCTTAAGCAAATGATAAAAGACGCGCCTCCAGAGAATAGACCCGTACTAAAATATCAACTATTTAAAACTTTAACATAAATTATTTTTTTATTGTACTAAAATTTTGTATTTTTGAGTATGAGAAATTTAATATTAATAATCGTTTTACTTTTTACCTCAAATTTAATGGCATCAAATAAGCCTGCAAAAAAGGATAGTAAAAAAGAAGTGGTAAGAGTATATAAGGATAAAGACTACAAAATCAAAAGAGAGCTTTCTTTTTACGTACCGACCAAAAAAGTTTATGTTTAATTTTTAATTCAAAAAAAATGGAAATCTTAGTACAACTTACAATAGTTTTAATTGCCTTGATAAATGTATTTTTTGCACATGAATACTATAATCTAAAAAAATATAAATCATTTGCATTTAGTATTTTTGTAGTAATTTACGCAATCGCATCATTGCTTATTCTTAATCATATAATCCCTGCACCATGGATATAAAAGATATAAAAGTGATTGATCCAATCATAGTAAAGCCAAAAAAGGATCCAAAAAATAAAATGATTAACCCTGTAAAGAAAACAAAATGAGCAAAATTGAGGAGCAACTAGGATTTTTAGATACTTTTTTTACTGCAGACACCTTAACTAATGATGAGCACTTCCATATTACTCACCGTATTTTATTAATGATAAAGTCAAAGGATCTATTGATTAAATTTATAAACCCTAAGATACTAAAGACATTAATTGAACTTAATTTTATATCATGTAATGAGTACGGTCTGCATGTTGAGGAGCTAGGTGAAAAATTTATCAATCATAGGAATAATTAATAATGAATTTAAAAGATATTGTATTTCAATATTTTCCTGCTAAGGTTAAGTCAAAAAAACCTATTGGATCAATTGATCTGGATTATGTAATCAATGCCACAGGCAACCCATCAGATCAGATAAAAGAGACCTTTAGACTCATTGCCAAAGCAGAGCAGGACAACGACATGAAACTAAAGGCAGAGCTTAAGCAAAATAATCTGTATTATTTTACCCCTTGCGTTTGGTTGGATGGTCAAAACAGGGCTTATAAAAATATATTGAGCTTTACAGGACTGATGGTCCTGGACTTTGATCACATAGATAATGCAGAGGAGTTCAAGCAATTCCTTTTCAATAAATTTGATTGCATTATTTTTGCATTCCTTAGCCCCTCAAAAAAAGGGGTTAAGTTTATTGTAAGAATACCAATAGTAAAAACAGTTGAGGAGTTCAAAGAATATTATTTTGGAATAGGATTGGATCTTGATAAGTATAAAGGATGGGATGGTACTGGACAAAATTGCGTTTTACCTCTTTTCCTTAGCTATGATGAGAATGTATTATTTAGAACAGACGCCAAAGAGTGGACCAAAAAAGGTAAAAAGGCAGATTTTTTCTCAGCGGTGGTGGTTGATAAAAGCCAGATTGAATATGGGGATAATGACAAAGGCCGCATATTTTCTAATGCATCAAAAGCCTTTGCGGGCATCGTAGACAACGGACACCCACAATTAAGAGCTATTTGTATATCTTTGGGAGGATACGTTGCAAGCGGATATATAACAGCTTATGAGGCCATTGAGTATAGTGATCAGATGATTGAGACTCATTCTTATTTGAGGAAAGGAGTGCCTGGATACAAAAAGACGGCCCGAGAGGCTATCAACAAGGGACAGGAAAAAATGCTAAAACTTGAAAACAAATGAAAAGTTATATCTTAGATGATGTGGGTAGGTTAAAAATTATGTCTGGTTTCTCTTTAAAAAAAATTGAGGCTCAAAAGAAATACCCTAAAAAATGCCCGCATTGCCAAAGCTTTAATATTTACTCAACAATTGAGAATATTGAGAATGACATTATAAAACAAGTATCAATCATCTGCAATGAATGTATGGAGACTGCAGGATTTTGGGAGGATGGAAAATTTTTGGAAAATGATTTTTAAGACAATAGATATTGACGGTGTTGAGGTCATCATCGAACAGGAGACAAAAGGATACTTTATATTTTACTTTAATTATAAGGGAGTTCCTGGAGGGAGTGCCGTGTCACTTCAAACCGTTTTAAACCCTCCAAAATTCGAAAAGATGGCCCGTAAAAGGATAAGAAAAGCCAAGGCCAAAAGGATGTCAGATCTAAGGATAGTTATCTCTCACAACAAAAAATACGGCCAAAAATACAGCCATTTGCTTAGTGAGCTGGACGCAATAAGAAAAGAAATGTGTACTAAATAGGCTGTTGTATTGTTTTTTACAATAAATTTATACCCCCACAATTAAAAAAATATATTAAAAATGAATGAGGAACTATTTTTAAAAGAGGATTTTTTTGTATCTGATTATTTGCCAATTGAGACTGAAATGGAAACCTTATCCGAGGAGAAAAAATCAGCCATGAAGCAAATATATGCATTTGCTCACATGATGAATAAATCAGGCCGTATGTATAATGCTGAGGATATAAGGATGCAATGTGAGCACCACTTATTAAACGCTGATAAGGTCGAAAAGGTATTCAAAAAAGTATTTGAGGAGTTCAAAGATGAGTTTAACATCGAGAACAAACCGCCTATATTCTTAGTAAAATCATTCCTTAAAAGAAATTACAACCTATCAAAGAATGTAATCACAGGAGATCTGGTTGACGATAATAAATTGGTTGAGATAAATGATATCTTAGTAAAGATTGAGGAGTCCGGTATCAAATACCCCTCAGACAAAACTCAGACTTTGATACATTCCTCATTCGTTAAAAAAGTGGATCCTATGAGGGATTACTTTGACAGCTTACCTCCACATGATGGAATCGATTATATGTCAATACTTGTTGACTGCTTTTCTGTAGATGATCAATACTTTTTTAGGTCCATGCTAGAAAAGATGTTAGTACGCTCTATTGAGTGCGCAATTGATTTTGAGTACAATAGATATGTTTTTGTTTTATCTGGAGAAAATCAAAGCATAGGTAAGTCAAAGTTTTTCTCATGGCTCAACCCTTTTGGATCTGATTACTTTACATCTAGCCTGCCAAGGAATGACAAAGATTTATCTATTGCCTTGGCCGAAAACTTTATTATAAATATTGACGAATTGGCCCAGATGTCAAAATTGGATATTAGCAAGATAAAAGCCCTTATAAGCCAGGAGATAGTAAAAGAGAGAAAGCCCTACGAAAAGCAATCAATAATGATGCACAGGCGCGCAAACTTTTTTGGTACTACAAATAGTGATGAGTTTTTACTAGACTCACACAACAGCCGGTGGCTTTGCTTTAATGTGACTGCAATAGATTGGCAGAGATACGTGCCCTTAGTTCCTATAAACAAATTATGGGCTCAAATCTATTCGATGTATCTTGACCCTCTTTATGTATCAAGCCTTACACCGGAGGAGCGATTGATGCAAGATCAAAGGAATAAAAACTACGAATCAAACGAAACAGAAAAGGACCTAATAAAAATTTATTTCCGAAAATCAGAGGACACACGACACTTTTATACAACGGCTGAGGTTGCCATGCATCTGCAGGACGTTAGCTCTATTAAAATTAACGATAGATACATAAACAGAATGATGCAGCAAGTAGGACACGTGAGAGGGCGTAAAAAAGTAAATGGGCAATACATAAGGGGTTGGTATGTTGAAAAAATCAAAGGAGCTTATCGAGATATTCAAGATGAGGATCAAAAAGAAATGTTTTAAAAAAATTATTAATTAAAATCAATTTAGAATTATGAAGTACATGGGAAGTAAAAACAGAATAGCAAAACAATTACTAGAGGTAATATTGCCTCATAGGTTGCCCGGCATGACTTGGGTTGAGCCAATGGTTGGAGGTGCAAATATGATCGATAAGGTTGATGGAGAAAGGATTGGGGCTGATAGTAATAAATACTTAATATCCTTACTTAATGAAATGACTAAACCGGGCTTTAAATCTCCAGAAATTAATGAAAAAAAATACAAAGACATAAAAGATAATAAAGATAATTACCCTTTGTGGGTTGTGGGTTATGCAGGGTTTCAATTAAGCTTTGGCGGGAAGTGGTTTGGAGGTTATAGGAGAGATAAACAAGGTAAAAGAAATTATTGTAAAGAGGCACAAAACAACGTAAATAAGCAAAGCAAAAATATACAGGGTGTTGATTTTATTCATACTAGGTACCAAGATCTGGAAATACCTAAAAATAGTTTAATTTATTGTGATCCGCCATATGAGGGGACTACAAAATACAAAGATGATTTTAATCACTCTGAGTTTTGGGAATGGTGCAGAGTTAAAACTAAAGAGGGTCACAAGGTTTTTATAAGTGAGTACAATGCGCCTGATGATTTTAAATGTATATGGCAAAATGAAATTACAAACAGCATAAATAATAAAAAAGCTGTTGAGAAATTATTCATTTTTGAAGTTTAAAAAATATAACAACAAGGTAAAAAGGAGCTGTCGTAAGATGGCTCTTTTTTGTTTTTAACACTTTTTTGGGAGAAAATGGTCAATGTGACCACTTTGACCACTTTGACCACACTCCCCATGATTTGAGATTTTGAGTGTATCCCCTATTTATTAAGTATATAGTAATTATATCTCAAACTCTTTAGTTTTACTGGTTACTGGTCAAATAGATAAAAAGCTTTGTTAAGTCTTACTATCATTGACAAGTTGAGTGACCACTAAATGACCAGTAACCAGTAAGCAAAAGCCGTATATGCTCTTTTTAGTATCTATTATACTGTTTTTTGTTCGTAAACCATTACTTTTAAATAAGATAGGATACTTATTAATGAATAAAAATTGTATTTTAACATAATTTTTTAGTTTAGGTGACCACTAAAGGTTTATATTTGTAAAAGTAAATAACGAAATCAAAATAACAACAGCTATGATTGAGATATTAGAGTACTTACAAAAATTAAAAAAATCGACAGCTCAATCCAAGGAGTTGAAAAAATTATCAAATGCTCAATTTAGTCTATTGACCATGATTGACTCAAAAATTGACCAGGCCTTAAAAGATCCTGTTACATTTGCAAAGATTTGTTTTATCAATAGGCATATCAAAAAATCAAATGATGAGTTTTATGAGATATCAATCTTATGCTCATTCTTAAAGCATTTTGGAAAACAGGACGTATCTGAGAGTGAGTTGACATCTTTACTTTTTAAGATGGGAGTTAAGAGCGTTAAAAAAAACATTGACGGAAAATTAAAGAGAGTATATAAAGTTGAACTAATAAATAATTAAAAATGAATCAGAGAGAGAAAAAAAGGATTTTAAAAAAGATTGAAAATGTTAGAAAAAATTTAGTATCACTACAGAGTGAGTTGTCAGAATTGAGACAGGATTTTATAGGAGAGGAATCTTATGTTGAGGATATTGTAAATAACCATTTATTAATATGCGGGCCTAGTGGAGGACAGTATTTTTTTCCTGTATCTTGTTTAGTTGATTTTATAAATACAAAACTTGAGGAGGAGGTAACATCAAATAAATTGAGCAGGATTTTAAATTCACACGGATTTAAAAAATCTCAGAAAAAAATAGGAAACAAACTGTATAAGGGTTTTTATGCTTATGCAAAGTCTACTTTGGATCATGAAAAACTCATTATGATGATATCAAAACTATGCCTATAAAACCATTTTACTCAGATCGCGAAATATTCCAGTTTATAAAAACCGGAGCAATAATTCCAGGTCCTGAAACTATACAGAGAATGTTGGACAATGAGGAGTTAAGGGAAAAGACCATAAAAATTTTAAACTTAGATATTAATAAAATGAACGAAAAAGAACAAAAATCATCAGAGGACCGAATACAGGCAGATTGCTTTGATTGGTTCAATACAGCTTATCCGCATTTGAGAGGGTTGTTATATCATGTACCTAATGGAGAAAAAAGGGATCCAATAACAGCTAATAAGTTAAAAGCAATGGGAGTTGTCGCAGGAGTTCCTGATCTTGAGTTCCATTATCACAAGAGAACTTATTTTATTGAAATGAAAAAGCCAGGAGGAGTTGTGTCAGAGGCTCAGAAAAAAATACATGCTCAATTAGATCTGCAGGGGTTTGTTGTGTGGGTTGTGGATAATATGGAGGAGTTCCAGGGCATTATTAAGTCAATACTAGGGGATAAGTCCAATCAAACGACTTTGGGCCTTACAAGGGCTGATTTTGATTACAGAAACGGAGTATTTAATTATCTGTACAATATCAAACATGAGGAGATTATTGACATAGCTCCATTAACAAAGCCAGAGAGCCGTAAAAAGTTTATGTACTATGTAACTGAGTTTATAGTTGAGGGATTTGATAGGCTTGATGGTTTTGAGCTGTTGTTTACTGATGACTACAGAGGGTTTTATAAAAAGTTTTTAACTGATAAAGAATAGAAAAAATGAAAAATTACATAGATAGCGAACAACACTGGGAGGATAGTGTTAATGCTGATCATGACTACATGGAAGCAATGGAAAAAGAAGAATCAAATAATAGAGAACATCCGTTTTTACAACATCCGTATATAAGCCGTTTTATTTATGGCTTATATAATTTGTTATTTACTTTTCGTATTTTAGCACAAAATATTAACAGCTATGGCATACACTAAGGAGGAAAAGGAACAATATCTCACAGAAATATTTGAGCTTGTTGCAAGCAATATGAGCTTAAAAAATGCGGTAAACCACAAAGAAATTTTCCCAACCTATCAGACTATTTTTGAGTGGATCAATGCAGATAAAAAAGTCGAAAAGGCGTATCTTATCGCGCAGGCGTGTAGACATGAACAGCTATTTGATGAGACCCTGGACATTGCAGATGATCAGGAGGGGGACACTTATATTGATGACAGGACCGGAGAGGAGAAAGTCAACACAAATGTGATCCAAAGGGCAAAGCTCAGGATTGATGCCAGGCAATGGGCTTTGGCTAGAATGAACCCGGCAAAGTTTAGTGAGCGTCTGTTTACTCATAATGAGATAGAGGCTAAGGAGGCCGACCTGGACCTCTCTAAGCTTACCACAGAGGAGCTATTGATGCACAAACAATTATTTGAAAAGGCAAAAATTAAAAAGGAGGATTAATTATGGCAGATATTGAGGGTAAATCTTATAAAATATCAGAGGATCAATTGGATGATATGATACATAAAATAGAGTTTTATGAGGAGGATGCTGATTGGGAGAGAGGAAACTGTAAAGGCATTAAAGATTTAATAAAAGATGGTGATATGCCTAAACTATATTATGAATTGATTGATATTAGAAAAGAGAAGTACTTAGCACTAAAAATAAACTCTGGAGGACGTTTGTTTTTCAATGAGGAGGAGCTTAAAATGGCCTATGATGATGGAGCAAAACACAATGAGCAAAGATGCGGAGATTTTGATCCTTATAATTATCTACATAAAAAATAAATGAATACAAAAACAGAGCAGGCCATTGATATAGAACTTTGCAAAAGGTCCTTTTACTACTTCTTTAAGATGTTTGTAAGCGAGGTTATACCTGAGGACATGGTGTATAATTGGCATATTGAGTTGCTTTGTGACGAATTACAACAGCTTGTGGAACGTGTAAGGGACCGTAAACCAAAGCTGCATGATCTATTGATCAACATTCCTCCAGGGACAACCAAATCAACAATTTGTACTGTCATGCTGCCTGCATGGGTTTGGATCATTGACCCAAGGGCTAGGATAATGACCTCATCATATACCGCATCCCTATCAACGGATCACGCGGTAAAAAGTCGCGATGTGATCAAGTCAGAACGATATCAAAGGATGTTTCCAGGGGTTCAGATTAAGCCTGATCAAGATAATAAGACCCACTACAAGAACACCAGAGGAGGAGAGAGATACTCAACCTCAACAAAAGGAACCGCGACGGGTTTCCATGCTCACTTGCATATCGTAGATGATCCAATCAACCCCAAAGGAGCCGCCTCAGACGTAGAGAGGGCAGCCGCTACCTCATTTATGGATCAAACGCTATCCAGTAGAAAGGTATCAAAGGCTGTCACTCCTTGCATTCTGGTAATGCAGAGGCTACACCAAGAGGATCCAACAGGTAACTGGTTAGGTAAGCCTAAGAAAAAAATCAGGCACATCTGCCTGCCTGGTGAGATATCGGACCAGGTAAAGCCTATTGAGCTCAAGGCTAAGTATATCAATGGACTATTAGATCCGGTAAGAATGCCTAAGGAGGTGCTCGATGAGATGAGGACTGACTTGGGATCATACGGATACGCGGGCCAAGTTGGACAGATCCCTGCACCAGAGGGAGGGGGTCTATGGAAAAAATGGTTTATTGGCGTGCCTGATAATGAGTTCCCTAAGTTGTCTGATATGGTTGAGGTCGGGACTGATTGGGATTTGGCATATACAGAAAAGGAGGAGAACTCTGCATCTGCTTTTGTAACAGCCGGTAAGATCGAAAATAAGATGTACATTGATGCGCTTGGATTTAAGTGGTTGGAGTTCCCTGAGCTTATGACCTGGATGCGAGCCGTCAAAGCTCCTCACTACATTGAGGCAAAGGCCTCTGGTAAGTCGGCAAAGCAAACCCTTACCCGTAATGGAGTTGCTGCAATAGAGATCCAAGTGGAGGGAGGGGATAAGATTGCAAGGGCTAAGCTTGCGAGCCCATACGCTGAGGCGGGCCTTGTGTATTGCAGGCAATCCCTACTCGATAGGCTTTACCATGATGAGAAACAGGGTATATTACTTTTCCCAAATACTGGTACGGATTTAAACGATGCACTATGCCAATCAATCAGCCGTATTTTGTCAAAGCCGGAATTTTTCGTTATATAATAAAAAAATTGACTAATTTTATCAAAAATTATTTAAAATGAATATATTCAAAAAAACGGCTCTTTTCTTAATGTCAAAGGCAATGGGTCCTCAGTTGCAATACTCATGGGCCTCTGGACAATGGCTATATCCTGGAGATAATAAAGACACTTACATTGATAAGGGGTACAAAGATATACCAAACCTTTACGGCATTATATCCCTAATTATATCAAAGTCCTCAATAGTTCCTTTTGAGGTGTACAGGGTTACGAATAAGACTGAATACAACAAGTACAAAACAAAACTCACACTATCCCAAACCCCAAAAGATATTGCAAATTGTCGCTTGATGATGAAGTCCTCACTAGAGAAAGTTGAGGGGCACGAAATCGAACAGCTATTACACAACCCCAACTCAGAGCAAACCTTGGAGGAGCTTTGGGAGCAATTGGATGGATATAAGCTTTTAACTGGAGACTCATACCTTTGGGCATGGACTCCTGGAGTTGGTGTCAATGCCAATAAGCCTCAGGAGTTGCACGTACCTCCTGCTACTATGGTGAGTATCGTCACCGGAGGAGCTCAAAACCCTGTAAAAGAATATAAGCTATCCTATGCATCTGATCCAATAGAGGCTCAGGATATGGCTCATTTTAAGATATGGAACCCATTGAACTCTGGAGCAGATCCCCAAGAGGCTGTCTATGGGATGAGCCCTTTAATTAGTTGTAGACGATTGATGCAACGGTACAAGGACGCTGATATTAGTCAGGGGGCAATGTTCAAAAATCAAGGCCCTGCAGGTATTTTGTCGGCTGAGAAAGACGCTCAATTGACAGAGCCACAGGCAACCGCTGTCAAAGACCGTTGGTCTCAATTGTATAAGGGATCAGATAAGGCGGGGCAAATTGTTATCACCTCAGCGGCAATGAAATGGAACCAGATCGGGTTTAGTCCTGTTGATATGAATACCATCGAGGCAAAATCTGAGATGCTTGGCGAGCTTTGCAATGTGTATCATGTGCCTATCGGATTATTTAGCGATAAGAACAGCACAGAAAATAACATGGTTGAGTCAAGAAAGGCCTTAATCACAGATGCAGTCATCCCCTTAATTGAAGCTAGAAAAGGCATATTAAATAAATGGCTCTGTCCTAAGTTCGGGGATGATTTAGTAATTGAATTTGATTATACCGTCTTTAGTGAGATTAGTATGGAGGTTAAGTCATTGGCTGACTCAGCGTCTAAAATGTGGTGGACCTCACCAAATGAAAAAAGAGAAATGACCGGATGGGATAAGATGACAGATCCTAACATGGATAAGGTTTATGTCCCAAGCGGCTTGAGTACATTGGAGTCAATCAATATGGATCCTATGGAGTTGGATGTGGATCCATTGATGGCTCTGGAGGATGAGGAGGAGGAGGAGATCATTGAGGAGGAGGAGGGTGACGATGCCTAAACCGACGCCCAAAGAAATAAGAGAGCACAGGGCTTTTTTAAAAAGGCAGCAATTAAATGAGGAAATTTATTTGCCGCTCTTTTTTAAGTACCTCAACAAAGTCTATGCAAACGCCTCCAGGATCATCTCAAAAGATGGCCCTGAGGCGTACATGATCCAGATGACATCTGATCAATACACAAAACAATTAACAGCTCTATACGTCAAGCTATACAGCAAAGAGATAATCAAAGAGGCAGAGATTGAGTCAAAGATCATTGATGATATGGCAGGCCAAAAGGATATGATCGACCAATTTGCCAAGCTAGGGACCCAAAGATCTGAATGGCAAAGGCTGTTGTTAAGATATTTGAGGGACCGAATTGCCATACGAGTGGTTGAGGTAACAAAGACAACCATTAAGCACCTATCCAAGATCATAAGAGATAGCATGGATAACGGAGATGGGGCAAAAGTAACAGCTAAAAAGGTTAGGGACTCAACAAAATTTAATAAGAATAGATCTTTGGCCATTGCCAGGACTGAGACCGTATCCGCTATGAATGAGGGTAAGTATATCGCAGCTTTGTCCTCTAAATTTGAGATGGTAAAAAGATGGATGCCGACTGATGACAAACGCACAAGGAACTCTCACAGGGAGTTTTTAGACTCTGGATTTATTGATATGTCTCAATTCTTTGAGGTCGATAAGCGTAAAGGAGGCGTTGATATAGCTCGTTATCCTGGGGATGACTCATTGAGCGCAGAGAATGTGATCAATTGCCGCTGCTCAATTTCCTTTAAGCTTAAAATAAATTCAGACGGCAATGTAATACGTAAGTAATTTTTATTTATATTTGTAAATATAAACTTTAAAATATTATTATGAAAAATAAAGCGCTTAGGTACTTAAGGGGATTAAAACCATTGCAAATGTCAGGTTTTCAATTGGGAATTGCTGCACAAATTTTATTAAAAGACACAATGAGCCAGGAGGACGAATGGTGCCCGCCTGATCAATGGGATATGGTTATTTGGGGTATAGCATGCAGATTACCGTATATTGATAGGCTTACTATTGCAAGATATATGATCACAAAGGAGCGGAACAGAGTTGATGAAATCTCAAGCAAGGGGCTTGATATTACTAATTTAAAAAAGGAGGACTTATCTGATGTTTAAAAATAAGGTTTTAAAATATCTGCCCGCTCTTTTTATATTTGGCGCCTATATTAGTGTCGCCAGATACTATGTAACAAGCAATTGGATATGGGGCGTATTATGCCTTGTATCCAGTTTAATTGCACTTTATCTAATGAGAAAATAAAAAACTTATGAACGATAGAATAAAAATATTGAATAAGCTCGCTGATGAAATCAAATCTTTACCGGTTTTGGTTATAGGCACACACAACCAAAATATACTGGAGGGTTCAGATGATAAGTATGGCCTCATCTTTATCGATGGGGACCACTCAGCCGAGCAAGTTGAAAAGGACATAGTAAACGCCTGGAAAGCATTGAATCCAGGAGGGGCCATTGCAATCAACAATTGTAAGCCTTACACAAAGGAGATGCAAACAATGCCAAGGATGCAGAGCCAATGGACAGGAGACACATGGAGAGCTGTTGAGGGTTTTAAAAAGGAATACCCTGCAATCAGGACTGAGGACCTAGGTGGTAAGTATGGTATGATAGCCATCCATAAGACAAAGCGAAAAGGCAAAACTCCAAAAATTGGTTTTATAGATAATGAGTCAACTTATGAGGAAATGAGAGCAATATGGGACAAAGAAGATTAATCTATACAGTAAATATTGGGGGCTACGATTCTGTATTGCCTATAAAAAACAAGGAAAAGGGCGTTGATTATGTCCTTTTTACTGACAATAAAAAAGAAAAGGTAAGCGGTTGGCGTTCCGTTTTTGTGGCAAATAAAGGGGATAATCAAAGGCAATCAAGGGAGATAAAGATTAACGTACATAAGTTTATAGATAGCTTTGATGTATGTCTTTATATTGATGCCTCATACATGATTAGACGACCTTTGACAGCTTATATTGATCGTTTCTTTAATGGAGGGGCTTTGTTCCATAAGCATGGATCCAGGGGCTGCCTTTTTGATGAGGCTGAGGTCATTCTCGAAAAGAAAATAGACACCTTTGAGAATGTTGCACCTCAGATGCGCAAGTACTCCGCTGCAGGAATGCCAAAGCAATTTGGACTGACCCAAAACGGTTTTTTTATAAGAGATCGCTCTATGGACAAGTTCTTTGAGCTTTGGTATGATGAGATAAGATCTGGGTCCTATAGGGATCAACTATCTTTGCCATGGATCGTTTACAAGTACTCAGGAAAATACAAGGTTAAGTCGATTGATCCCATTGCTTTTCAGAGTTATTTGGTTAATGGTCCACACGTTAAAAAAAGACAAACAGCCTCAAGGGGTAAGATGAGCACTCCTAAGGTTTGGTACTTTACGCCAGGCAGAGGGGATAAGAACTTAGGCCAGGCATATAATGACCATTGCGAGTTGGTTCCGGATGGTGACTGGATCTGTATCATGGATGGAGATGTATTGTTTCTTAACCCATTTTGGTCAAAGCAGATTGAGGACATCATAATCAAGCACGGGAACAAATACCCTCTCATAAGCTGTCTTACAAACCGCTTAGGATTGGAGTATCAGTTGCCTTATGGCTTTAGCGAGGATCCAGACATATTAAATCATGCTGAGATAGCGGATAAGCACTTTAAGGAGTTCTATGATGTAGTTGATCCATCTCCCAAGCCGACTGCAGGACTATTTATGTTATTTCCCAAAACCACATGGGACCTGGTAAAGTTTCAGCCTGGATTGGCTAGTGGTGAGGTTTTCGTTGATTGGTCATTCAGCTCAACAGTCATGAAAAAATTAGGTAAATTAGGAATTGCAAAAGGCTTATATTTGTTTCACTTTTATAGGTTTAACAGAAAGCATAAAAAAGATATTAATCATTTATTGTAAGGTTATGAACTACGAAATAGAAATTAAAAGCGTTTTAAATCCAGACAAAAATATTTGGGCCATCAATTATAAGTATTGGGCCAAAGGATCCTGCAGATGTTCGGCAAAGACCGGATCTCTGGAGGTGGTGAGATTAACTAAACCAAGTATTAACGACTGCATAAAAGCTGTCAAAGAATTAGTTTAAATGGGATATAAAGACGAAAACATCAAGCACAGGAAAGGGGTTAATTTAAGCAAGCCCAAATATAAATGCCCTAACTGCAAAGCGGGCATAAGTGTAAAGGCATCTTTTGTGAGTTGCTCAGGGTGTAAGAAAGTGATTGACGGTGACGATTTAATTTTAGCTAAATGAAAATACTATCTAACGGCAAAGTAATATTAGATCCTAAGGAGTACGCTGATTTACTGGAGACGATTAAGAGCCAGAAAAAACTCCTAGCAAGCAATAACTTTTATATGGAGAAATGGACCAAGGAGATAAACGCTCTCAATAAGTCTATAGATGATGAAAAAGTCAATAGCCATTGCGGAGGATGTGCAAAGAAAAAGCCCCATTAATTTGGGGCTTTGCTTTTACTTGTGTTTTGGTTTAGGTTCCTTTCTGAGTTGCTCTAATTGATTGAATAAATCTCTATTTTGTTCGTTTTTATCATCAATTAGATTTTTAAGCCCCTTGGTCCCAGTCTCAAGATCAACAATCTGTTTTACTTGTCGCTCAACCTCCTTCTCAGATACAGTTAGTGCTTTGCTAAGATCATCAAGCCTCTGAGCAACGACCCCAAAAGAGTGTGAGATCTTGTTTACTTGTTGCATATCATAACAGCCTTTAAGGGTTGCCATGTTTAACGCCTCATTAATTACATCTAATTCATTCATAATTTATAGTATTTGATATTAGTTTCACATTTGTATCCAAACTTAAGACAGAACGCCTCAATAGTTTTCCTTTTCGCTTTTCCCTCTCTCCATCTTTTCACAAATAGGGATGCGGTGCTCTGGGGCATTATGCCTATGTAATATTTAGGTTGAGAGATGATCTGGTTTATTACTTCTGATTCTGTCATAAGGTAGTATTAATAGCTCCAAATATACGAATATTTAATTAAGTAAATACTCTTTTTTCACTTAATTAAATTTAATACTTAATTTTATCGAAAGTTTTGCAAATGGAGTTTAAAAGATTCGGTACAGAGATAAAAGATTTTGATCCTAAAAAAGGGATAGTCTCTGCATTTGCTAATGCCTACAACAATGAAGATGCAGCGGGGGACATATCAGATCCAAGCTCATTTAAAAAGACGGTAAAAGAAAACTATAAAAGGATCAGAGTCTTAAAAGATCATGATACCAGAGTATCCTTAGGGGTGCCAAAGGAGATTGACACAAATAATCCTTATGGACTCTGGACCGTTTCTCAATTCAATATGAATAAAGAAGTTAGCCGGGATATGTTTACGGATATTGAGCTAATGGTAGAAAATGGATTGCATGCAGAATTATCAATCGGTTATGATGTTATTGAGAGAGATCAAAAAAATAGAAACCTTATAAAGCAGTACGCTTTATGGGAATACTCCTTTTTGTCTAGTTGGGCCTGCAATGAGCTTGCAAGGGTAGGAGATATAAAAAGTTTACAAACTGTGCCAGGTCTAGTTGACTTGATACAAAAATCATATAATCTGGACTATTCAGATACACGATTAAAGCAAATCGAACAGCTTTTAAAGTCACTTCCCTCTGGGCCGCTTGATGCAAGCACCTTAGATGTTAAGCCGAACGACAGCAAAACGATTGCAGAATTAATAATAAATACTTATAAAAACGTTTAATTATGGATCACAAAGACATAGTATCGGCTATCGAAGAGGGCACAAAAACCCTGAAAAAAGACTTTGAGGCAAAAAGACAAGAGGACGGCCTAGCCTTTGACAAAAAGGTAAATGATGCTATTGAGGCATTAAAAGCTACCTCATTAAAAGACATGCAAACTAAGGAGGCTGTTGAAAAAGCAATCAATGCAACAAAAGAGGAGCTGCAAAAGAACTTTGACCAGTTTGCTGCAAAGCATAAAAATGGCAATAAAGCCCCTGAGGCAAAAAGCTTTAGAAAGGCATTGCATAATGCAGTAGCTGAGAACATCGATGGCATGAAAGCTATCGGCACCAATGGTCCAATGGTTATGTCATTAAAGGACATCGGATTTGAGGATTTTAATGGATATGAGATCTTTACAAGAGATACTCAAAACAGAGTTATCCCAATGAAAGAGGAAGCATTCCATATGCGTCAGATCTTAGGATCAGGGTCTACTATGGGTAACGAGGTTTACTACCCAAAGGCTGTTGCCAAAACTGGAACCGGTCCAAATACTTGGGATTATGATAAGACAGCGATTGAGGACACGGTTGATAAGCCAAATTTTGGGTTTACTTTTGACAACGTATCTGCCAAAGTTAAATGGATTGCAGGTATCTTAAGAATACCTAAGGAGATGCTATCAGATTTAGCGTGGATGCAGTCTTACATCTCAACTTGGGCTCCTATTGAGTTGCTTAAGGCAGAGGATAACCAGTTACTTAACGGAGATGGTATTGGCAACAATATCTCTGGTATTATACCAAACGCCTCAAGTTATGTTGCGTCAAATGCAGCTTACAAAGGTATTGAGCGTATCATTGATGCAGCTTATGCACAAATGGCAGTAAACAACCAAGATACACCAACAGACGTTTTACTTAGCCCAAGAGATGTTGTAAGCATCATCTTAAATAAAGCGAGCGGATCAGGTGAGTTTAACTTACCAAATGGAGTTGTGGGAGTTGTCAACGGTCAATTACAAATCGCAGGCTTATCTGTTCAAAAGACAAATAAGATCACTCAAGGTAATTTCTTAGTAGGAGATTTCCAAAGAGGAGCGGCTTTAGTAAATAGAGAGGCACCGACATTGAGAGCATTTGAGCAAGATGTTGACAACGTGTCTAAGAACATGATCACATTCAGAATCGAGGAGCGTATCGCTTTACCTATATTCTATGATGAGGCATTCGTAAAAGGTACTTTAGTATCCGGGACATAATCAATATCCTTAACCTATATAAGAGCCCTCTCAATTATGAGGGGGCTTTTTGTTTAACATCATTAAATTATGGACTATTCAAAGAATGCAGATAAATGGGAGGATTGCAGCTCACCACAGACAATATCCGGAACCACTTACGAGGTAGTAACGGACCTTGCAACAGAGCCTGTTGATTTAGAGTTCTTTAAAGAGCATGCGCGCATTGATTTTGATACGGATGATACATTGGCTCAAAAGTATTTAAAAGCTGCTAGGATCCAATTGGAGAAATGGTCTATGCTTAGTTTTGGGGTAAAGACTATTGAATTTTCGGCCCTTGAGGTTTGTGATAATTATAAAATCATGTTTGGCCCAGTTGATGCAATTACAACAGCCGGTTTCTCGAACTTTAAAGACAACCTCACAAAAGGAGGTAAAAAGGTTGTGTTTGAATACACCACAAAAAATACTTTATCTTTGGATGAGAATGTACAGATAGCCATATGCAGGTATGCAGCGGGTTTGTATATGAACAGAGAGAATGTGATCGACTCCAAACTTAGCGCAATAGCTTTGATTGATCAGGCAAAATTAATGCTTGAACCTTACAGAAATATAATACTTTTTTAAGATGGCAATATCCGCAGGATCACTAAAAGACAGGGTTTCATTTTTCAGAATGCAACCAACGCAAAACGACAGCGGAGGGAGTGACTTTGATCAAGTTGAGTACTTAAAGACTTATGCCCAGGTCGAGGAGCTGTCTAGTAGTCCTGAACTATTAGCCTCTCAGGAAAATGTAAAACAAGTTGTAAGGGTTCGTATAAGGTACAGAAAAGAGACTAATTTTATCAATGGGGACCTAATGACCTGGAGAGGGTTTAAATTTGTTCTAAATAATTTTAAGGTAGATCCTTTCAGAACTTATATTGAAATGAATTTATTCGCTATCTTTGATAACTCTCATAGGCTGTCTGATACGGTTTTAAAGACCTTTGGATTTACCTTTGACGCAACATTTGGTAACATGGATACTATAGAGGAGGGAACATTTAACAAAGATTTTAATAACATTTTTAACTAAAGCCCATGGGATTAATAGAGAGATCAGAGCAGATAAAAAACGAAACAACACAAGGAGCAAACACCGCTGAGAGAGTCGGTGGAGTTCTTGTGGATATATCAACAGAATTGGACGGACTTGCAACCATCGTTGGAGAGGGTGGCGCAATTGGACCTGCAGGGCCTCAGGGAGAGCAGGGCATACAAGGTGAGCCTGGACCTCAAGGTGAACCTGGAGAGCAAGGTATTCAAGGCGAGACAGGCCCTCAAGGATTGCAAGGCGAGCAAGGATTGCAAGGTGAGGATGGCGCTCAAGGCATTCAAGGAATAAAAGGAGATACCGGAGATACTGGTCCTCAGGGTATACAAGGTGAGCAAGGATTGCAAGGTGAGCAAGGATTGCAAGGTGAGCAAGGATTACAAGGTGAGCAAGGATTGCAAGGTGAGGCAGGACCGTCAACCCCTCAGACTATAGATGATGGATCTATTGTTGAGGCTAAACTGAGTACAGAGGTACAAACCAAAATCAATGACTCCGCCACCACTCAGGAACTAGAGGAGGCAAATGCCTTGAATAGAAAAAATATATCTGTTGATTTTTTAATATCATCGGATGACTCAGGGGCAATACTTAAAAAATCAAACAGCTCAATAATAAGGGCCACAGTTCAAAACGATGTCGATTCTGGAATTGATAGCGACGTAGTAATAAGTTTATTGAGTTTTAATGAAGAGGGTAAAATTATAATTGAATCAGATCCTAGTGTAAACCTTGACAGAGTGCAATTGTCTGGACGCGGTAATATTGGCACAATAGCTAGAGACGGCGCAAACAATTGGGATTTTTGGGGAGCTTTTGAGCCTTATGTAAACATTAATACAGAGTCATACGCTTCATCAAATGCACTAGGAAAAGAAAATAATACAGATGGAGTTGATGGTCTTGACGCATTAACAAGTACGACACAATCTAGCATATCAACTACAGTCAATGGAGATCCTTTGAATGTTTGGCAAATAACATCCACAACACTTAACGCCCTTTCAAGGGGTAGAGAGGTTTTTACCTTACCAGAGGCTAATGGAGTTTATGAAATTTCTTTCTGGGCTAGACAAAGTTCAGGAGTTAATAGCAATGGGGCTCGCGTTATATTTGATTTTTTCACCGAAGATTTAAACCAAGAATTAACTCTTGATTGGGTTTTTTATTTTTTTAAGTTAACGTCAGATAATACTGTTAATCCGCAAATTCAAATTTACATGAATAGGTCAACTAACGGTGCGGTTGTTGGGAGCATTGGAGATGCGGTTCAGATTACAGGATTATCTATAAAAATAAGAGAATAATGGAATTAAAAACAGTTTCTGACTTAAGAGATGATTTTGACGGCAATACGTCAGAAGATGCATATCAATTGTCCTTATCCAATACTAATGACGATGATGATAATTACTACTTAGATTTTACAACTTATACAAACATGTATGAAGCAACTGGAGAAGAAAGTTATTTAGATTTTGCTGTTCAATTATTTGAAAACAAAGTGTCTCAATCTTCTTTAATGGTTGATGGTTATTATGGATGGGTTCGTGATGCTGATAATAGTGACGGAGGAATAACCAACGGAGGAGGAGGTACAGATGGAGAGGAAATTTCCTTATCACAAACTAGAGGTTTTGGTCGTACTGCCGCTAGAATGTTTTGGATATTAAATAGAGCAACAGGCTATTTAGCTAAAAACGACAATCAAACACAATTCAACACCAATTATCAATGGTTTAAAACAAATATTTGCGAGAAGTGGAGAAGCAGGGGGTTTAATCATATATACAGAATAAGAACCCACATGATGTCTCATTGGGCTCAAATAGGTTATTTTATGAATGAAATAGAGCCTAACGCAATTTACCGTAAATGGTACGATGATTTTAACACAGATATTAGTGACGGGAACTACGTTGGTAGTATGAGAGAGCAATTAAGGACAGTATCTTTAACGGGTGGTGATGGTTATATATGGTCTGGAGAGTGGGGAAACACAACCAACACTAACGACGTAAACCACGCTAATGCAGAAGTTGAATTAATGGTTATAGGCGCAGAATACAATGACTATTGGACTTTATCAGATATAGATAAAATAAAACGAACTTTTGACCAAAATATATTTGTAAGTGCTACAGATGGAGCGGAATACATAGATGGAACAACTGAGACTGATAGCAGACAAGTTTGGACGCAAGGATGGATAAAACTAGGTAGATTTGATGCTGCACTTCAAGAAAGATTGCAAACAAGAAGAGAGGATACGGACGCAACGTTCTTCTACTATAAGCGTGGTATTTCAGAAATGGCATATAATAAAGCTTATTTAGATGGAGTCATTTACCCCTTAGAAGTTACAGAGCCAGAACCAAGCACATCAACAAGAAACCAAAAATTAATCTATTGGAGATGATAAAACTAAGTATAAATTCAAATCAAGCCGTTTTCGATATCTCCTCAACCATCACTAAAAAGGTTGAGGAGTTGTTGGAGGGCGAGATTGCACGAACCACTCAGGATATAGCGGATGAGGCCAGAGAGAGAGCTCCTGTTGACTTTGGATTCTTAAGGGGGTCAATCATAGGCTTATCCAAAGATCTGGAGGGAAAGGTCTCTACAGGCGTTAATTATGCACCTTATGTTGAGTTTGGAACTGGAGGCGATGTTGACATCCCCGCAGGCTTTGAGTCTTATGCAATGCAGTTTAAAGGAAAGGGGTTGAGGCAAATCAATATGCCTGCAAGGCCCTTTTTAATTCCTGCATTCAAAAACCAAACAGAATTAATGAGATTTAGATTATCAAACAGCTTAAAAAAACTATAGACTATGGATGTAAATTTGGCATTAAGAAAGGGGTATTTTAAGGAGCTGAATGGATCCATATCATTTAATAGTAAGGCTGTTAAAATTTATGATACATTCGCCAATCCTAATGATGAGGTTGAGTATCCCTATATCATTTTATCAACAATAAGAAGTGGTCAAATATCAGTAAAAAGGTGCTATCATTTTGATGCATCTATAAATATTGATATTGTGACCGGATCCCTCAACAATATAGGGCGAGAAGATAGCGAAATAATATCTGATCAAATCCAAAATTTATTACTAAATTTGAACTTTACTGATTTGGATTTAAGTGATTACGGATATACTGTTGGAGATACTAGGTTGACAAACAACCTTGATATGACAAGCAAATCAAACGCTTATTATATTTTCAGAAAAATATTAACATTTAATCATTTAATCAATAAAATTTAAAATTATGGCAGAAATTAAGAGTAAGGATGTCTTTCTATCGTACAATACGGGGACAGATGAGACGCCAGTTTGGAAAATTGTTGCTTGTTCAACTAGTGATGGTTTCACAGGTTCGACAGATGCAGTAAGCATCAACAACAAATGTCAAGGAGATTGGGCAGCATCATTGCCAGGGGATAAGTCCTGGAGTTTCTCCAATGGATCCTATGCACAAAAGGAGGCCGCTGCAAATCAGATATCTCAGGATGAGTTGTTTGATCTTTGGGCTAGTGGTGAAGTAGGGACCTGGAAAATTGAGAGCATTGAGCCTGGAGAGTATTTGAGACAGGGCTTAGGTTGGGTATCCAATTTAGGAGAAACGGCTGACACCGGGGATTATTTACAATTTGATTTGTCTATCACAGGGACAGGAGAAGTTGTGAGAACAGTAGGAACCTAATTAAAAAACAAAAATGACAGGAAAAATTGATATTAAGATCGGGGAAAAGATGGTACACTTATGGTTTAATAACTATAGTAAGGCTGAACTAGCTAAAATCATACTGCCTAAAGATAAAGGGAACCCGGCAAAGCCAGAGGAGTTCCCTTTGCTTAGGGCTTTAAATCGTTTGGCTGAGGATAATTATCTTGACCTTATGAGAGACATTATCTGGGTCGGCATACTTGGCAGCTCATTTGCAAATGATGAGCCAAATAAGATTGAGAAAAAAGAAGTATCAAACCACATAGCAACAGCTCCTGAGTCTGTACTTTATAGCTGTTGGTTATGTTTTTTAGATGCCATGGGTGTTAACATTGATCATCTTGAGGATAAGATAACTACGAGCTCAAATGATGATGAGGATGAGTCAAAAAAAAAGATTAAGCTATGATCAACTTTTGACAATATGCCTTGGCGAAATTGGCATGAGTTCAAAAGACTTTTTTACAATGTCCCCTGCAGAGACGTACTTCAAAATAAAAGGTTTTGACAATTCTAAGTGGGAGAAGTGGGAGCAAACAAGATTGATTGCTTACAATGTCTATTGCTCAATGCCTAGGAAAAAAGGATCCATCCCAAAATCAATTGAGAATTTCTTACCTTTACCAAGCGACAAAGCGCGCAAAGCAATAAAAACTGTATCTCAAATGGATTCAAATTGGGCAAAACTTAAAAACAGATAGCATGAGTCAGGATTTAGAAGTCACCATTAAAGCCAATATCAAACAGCTTAAAAAGGATTTGTCCGAAGCTGAGAACGAACTTAAAAAATTAAAAGATCCTGCAGATGATATTGAGGGTGCTTTTGATGGTGTTTTAGATTCAGTTGATAAGCTAGGTAGTAAATCAGGTATATTTAACTCAATAGATGCAGCAACCGGAGGGATTGCGGGCAATGCTTTGGATATAATCAAAGGTTTTAAGGGCGCTGCAGTTTCAGCAAACTTATTTAAGACAGCTTTAATTGGAACCGGTATAGGGGCAATCGTGGTTGCTGTTGGTGTTATTGCAGTATATTGGGATGATATAGTGGATGCCGTTTATGGAGTCAGTAGAGAGCTTAAAAGGCAGATTGAATTGCAACAGGAGTCCGTTGATTTGGCTCAGACTGAATATGATATCATAAATGCTCAAATAAATAGCTTAAAATTATCAGGCAAAACGGATAAAGAGATTAATAAAATTAAAATTTCAAGACTCCAGATATTACTGCAGGAGAAAAAAGCTCTTTTGGATTTAGCTCAGACTCAATTGGATAATACTATTAAATCAGAGAGAGAGTCCAGACGCATTTTATTAAAATTTGTTGGCCTTGCTTTTTATGCTCAACAAGAGTTGGCAAAAACTTTTGATAACATTTTTGGGACTAATTTTGAGGGAGATGTTAAGGCCGCTCAAAAATCATTTATAGACTTCATTGCAGGAACTGATAGCAAAGAAGGACAGAAAGAGGTTAATGATCTAAACATTGAAGTATTAAAGCTACAGGATAGTATTGATAAATTGAAACTTGATAATATCAAGATTGATAAAAAAGCGGCTGATGACTTAAGGAAATTATTTGAGTCTATTGACAAAGACCTGGAGATACTTGATGAGCAACAAGCCGGAGAGAATGCAATCGCAGTTGCTGAGATATATGAGGAGTCAGGGGCTAGGATTAAGGATGCTTTAAAAATTGAGGCAGATCCTTTTGATTTTGGTTTAGATGATTCAATAGAGTCTATTAAAAGTTTTGAGAGCAAATTACAGGATATTAGAAAGCTGTTAAATGACGAAAACTTTAATTTTGCAGAAAGCATAAGCCTGGATCAAATGGATAAGCTTGTGGATAGTTTAGAGTTCGCGGCTCAAAAGGCCGTGGCTGCAAAAGAGTTGACCAATGCAGCTATCTCAGGACTATCCTCATCCCTTGCAAACTCAATCCAATCTGATAACGAGATAATAAATGCATTTACTGGAGCTATTATTGCAACAGGAGAAAAACTCTTAACAGAGTTGGCCTCCCAAGCTTTGGCAGGGATAGCTGTTAAACAAGCAACGGCAACAGCTCAGATTGCTACAGATCAAGCCGTCGCGACTTCTGGAGCCATTGCCTCAGCATCAAGTACGGCCGCTGCTAGTGGTCCAGGGGCTGCATTTTTATTGCCTGCTTTAATTGGAGCGGCTGTTGGGTTTATTGCTGCATCATTTAGCGGATTGAAATTTGCAACAGGGGGTATTGTTCCGGGAGGATCTTATAATGGGGATCAAGTTCCTGCTCTTTTAAATTCTAGTGAAATGGTTTTAAATAGAGGGCAACAGGCAGAGTTGTTTAAATTAGCAAACGGAGCATCAAGGCAGGCCTCCGCAGAAAGCTCAACAGCCTCAATTGTTGTTGGTAAAGTTATAGGCCAAGACATATTGCTAGTGTCGAAAAGAGCTGAGAGAAGTAATAAAAAATATTAAATCAATGGCGTATATAGAAAAATACTATCACAATTATTGCGATTCATTTGGAACCGCTTGCAAGGTTTCTATTTTAGAGAGGGACTATGAGGGATCTGCTATTGAGTTAGAGGCTCAATTCCCTCCATTTAAAAAAACATATGACTCAGACTCCGACTTTAAATTTGAGCCAATACGGTCAACGTCTGGAGAGTTTAATATTGTTTTCGGAACTGGGAACGGGATTGATTTATCAGACATTGAGACAGCGGATGAGAGACAATATAAAATGATACATTATGTTGATGGCTCTGTAGATTGGATAGGCTATGTTGTGCCAGATGGATTCAGCCATGAATTAAGAGGAGGCATTTATTTTGGTTCCCTAATTGCTACGGATGGACTAAAACAATTGCAGAGTCTGCCTTTTGTTGATATCTCTGGAGACAATTATGGATTGCAAGATCTAACTTATAATAATGGTTATGAGTTCCCGTTTAGTTTGGTGTTAACTGAGATATTAAGAAAATTGGATTTAGATCTTAATACATGGACCGCGGTTGATGTGTATGAAAAAAATATGACTCAATTAGGTAACTCCAGAGATTCAGATCCTTTGTCTCAGGCTTATGTAAATGTAAAGACATACATCAATGACACTACCCGAAAAGATATTCCTTATTGGGCAGATGCTCAGGAGGCTATGAATTGTTTTGAGGTGCTAAATAATATGTGTACTTTATTTGGTGCAAGGGTGTCACAGAACAAAGGAGTATGGACTTTTAAAAGAGTAAATATTGACGCCAATTATGGATCTGGAGACACTCAAAGATACTGGAGAAAATACAACACTTTATCCGTTTATTTAGGGCGTGAGGCTATCAATGATACAGTCAATATACCATGCTCAGATATTGATGAGGTTTTGATTGGTACTGATCATCAAATAAGTATATCAGATGTTTATGCGGCCTATAGAATGAATTATAAATTTCAACTAGTTAGGGAGGGAGATACTCCATTGAACTTATTGACTAATGGTAATTTTTCTGTATTCAATAATACGTCCCCTTTTGCTGCTCCTCAAGATTGGTTTTTATGGAGTGAGGGAACTCGATGGGTACCTAGGATAAGTCCTGTTACATTGTCCCCAACAGATGCAGGAGGTATAACAACAGCTGTTGAGTTTGGAACATTGACTCCAGGACTATCAACAAACAACACAGATCCAGTTGGTCAGGTTTGGGCATCTTTGAGATATTATGAGAATAAGAGCGTTAATGAGGGAGATGCCTTGTACTTTACCGCGTGGGCAAAGTTCGGATTTAATAACGCAACAAATCCTGAGAATGTTTATGCACCATTTTTGAGATGTGTTATTGTTGGTGCATCTGGTAAAAAGTACTATCTAGCCAATAACTTATCAGATGAGCCTCTAAAATGGATTAATAACGATGATTTTGATACCGCAAAAGATGATTTATTTTTTGTACTGCTTTACGGATTTGCTGTTGGTGCTCCAGAGAGCTCTGATATATCATCTGAGTTTGGGGTTTATGGTTGGAAAGAGTTTGCATTGACATTGCCAGAGATACCTGAGGATGGCTTATTGACTTTTGATGTACATGGATTAGCTAAATTTGAGGGAAAGGCCACAAACAGCTTTGCAAAAATTAAATTAAATGAGCAAAAATCAAATAAATTTATTTACTGGTACCCTGTCAGAGAGGGCAATTATGACAATGGAGTTGGTAGATTACAAATAACTGGATTAAGCCTTGGAACTATTCCTGATCCAAACGAAAATGCAGAGGCTCAAGATTACGTATATTACAATCAAAATAAAAATTACAGTCTTGAGGTTGATCCTGTTGAGGTCCTAAATGGAGACATACTGGATCAAAACCATGTGAGCCGAATAATAGTTCCATCAAATACGACTGGAAACAAAAACTTTTGGGATACTATAGATAATAAATATGGAGGAGCCTCTCTAGGTCTTATTACTGTCAAAAGTATAATGAACCTTTATTTTAAGCCTTTTCAATTACTTGAGGGAGACTTAAAAAGCCAGTTTGGAAATGCTGATACTGTTTATACTTTTGAAGCCATACCCGGGAAAAGCTTTTGCTTATTGCGTGGTACTTTCATACAAAAAAACAATTATATTGAGGGGGCAACATTCTTTGAGATAACATCTGAGGACATTCCTGCAGGCGGTACTGAGGGAGGTAATTCTTTGGACGCGGAGTATGTATTGACCGGACGGAAAAGATGCCAGAAAGTAGATAACCTTAATACAGGATTGGCAGAGGTTGAGCTTGATGATGTGAATATAAACTCAGAGACATATGGACAAACAATCTGGGAGACATCCGCTGTACTAGGACTTACTCTTTGCCCAATAGGAGAGCCAGACAAATACTATTGGGGTACAGACTCGGCAGTTTATGACTCCAGTACTTTTGATAGTGTTGGATTTTATGAGGAGGATGGTGGCGATGAGGTTAGCTGTGAATTTACAAACCCAGGAGGCGAATATGTTTATTTTTTACACCTTGCAAGCCTTGGACTTGTTGAGAGTATTGAGACTGAGGCACAGGATGAGATTATATCAGATTTTCAATACTTAACAGATGTTACGATAAATTCATACCTTTACAGAGTATTGAGACAAAATTATGTTACATCCGTTTTTAATGACATTCAAATAACTTTTAAATTTTCTTAAGTATGCCTCAAGAATTAATATCCCAATTTGATAGAAAATTCAATAACCCTATAGAGACAAATAGGGCTGTTGGAACTATTACTCAAAGAGACTCTATATCAAGCCTTACAAGGTGGGAGGGTATGATAGTCTACGTTGAGTCGAATGATACTTCTTATGTATTAAAAGGAGGTACAGACAATACAGCTTGGGCCGCTTTGGTTGGTATAGATGAGGCACCCATTGACGGCATGCAGTATAATAGAAAGGATGAGGGATGGGTTTTAGCTTATACTCAAGAATACTCATCTTATGACAAGAGCTATGCTGTCACTATATCAGGGAGTGCTAGTCCGGCTCCTACATCCCACACAACAACAGCTACTGTAAATGTAAAGGAGTATGTGGATAGGTATATCGTAAAAGGAACTTTACAGCTATCTTATGCAACCTTAACTGGGCTTAATTTTAATAAATTTATATTAAGCATAATTACGGATTTAGACTGGGAGTATTTCCCTAATGATACAGTACCTGGGACTTATTTTGATACATCTATTATAGGTAATTTAAACATAATTGCAGGCACATCAAAAATACTTAGCCTGCAGGGGACATTTATGGTGCAAGATGATAGGGCGTCATCAAGTGACGTTTATGTACAATTTAATAGGACAATGTATAAATTTTAATTATGCCACAAGAAATAATATCACAATTTGACAGAAAGTATGCCCTGCCTATTGAGACGTACAGACAAGTACTCACAATAAGCAACAGGGACTCTATACCTACATCTATAAGGTGGCAGGGCATGATAGTTTACGTGGTCTCTGATTCTATGTCCTATATCTTAAAAGGAGGCACAACCAATTCTGATTGGGTTGAGCTTGGCAGCCTTGTAAACTTAACAGTAAGAAACAACTTAACAAGCACAAGCACTACAGACGCTTTAAGTGCTAATCAAGGGCGTATATTAAATGACACAAAAATAGGAGATGCCCCAATTGATGGTGCTCAGTATGCCCGTAAAGATGGGGCATGGTCGGTTATCGTTGGAGGAGGTGGAGCCGCTGCCTCATGGGGTACAATCACAGGAACCCTGTCAACTCAAACAGATTTACAAAATGCTTTAAATAATAAGCTTGGGATTAATTCAAAGGCAGCAGACAGCTCAAAACTGGATGGGCTGATACTATCCTCCTCTGGAGATAGATTTGGAGTAATTCCCTATGTAAGTTCTGCAGGATTGATTGAGGTAGGTAAATATATTGATTTCCATGATCCAGATGGATCAACCTCAGATTATGACAATCGGATAACATCTGATGCAGGAGGGTTAATATCATCCGGTCCATTCACGTCCACAGGATTATTAATAGGATCAGCGGGAGTTGATCCGGGATCAGGTTATTATCAAAATAATAATACATCAAATAGAGTCAAACTATCTGTTTGGACCGGAGATCTTTACGGAGTTGGCATGGGTTCTGGATATACTTTTGGAGGGCTGAGCTCATTTGCTTTGTCCTCTCAAATGAACTCAACAGCGGGACAGGGATTTTGGTGGGGACGGTCTACAGACACAAATGCACAAGGGGCAATGGCTTTGACTAATGACGGTAAACTGACAGTAGCATCATATATGAGGCTAGGCTTTGGAACTTCTGACACAACGTCTCCAGGAACTACTCACAGGCTAGAGATTAATGGATCAGTAAAGTCAACCTCATACAATACTCCTGCATGGGAAATTGTTCAAAATGGCAATAATCTTGAGTTTAAATATGCGGGTACTGTTAAATTTAGAATGAATACTACAGGCATAGTTAATGCAACGGATTTTAAACTTGGTTTATAATGGCTGTTCCAAATACAAATACTTTTTTATTATCAGACGTGAGATCAGAGTTGAGTCTGCCATCCACAACAAGCCTTGTTGCTTGTTTTAGTGCAGCGGTGTCCTCTGGGTTTGATCCTGCATATTCTGGATCAAAAGATGGATTACTGAATTTCAGAAATTATGGGGCGTCTGTGATTAATACTTTTGAAATATACAACACAACATCATACTCAATGGCATCAAATGCATGTTCAATGGCAGGGCCGTTTAATCAATTTTTGTTTCACTCAGGATCTGCCTCAGTTCCATCTGCAGGAGACATACTTTATACAGACTCAGGAATGACCTCAATTTTTGTAGGCAATAGTAACTATTATAAGATATCAGTATCCTCTGTAAATTATGCTATAAGAATTTCACCGACAGGAGAAGTTATGGAGGCGGCCACATTATGTTGATTAAATTAAATTATATTTATATTTGTAAAAAACTACCTACACATGATCTATCAATTATTATCTAAGCACATATATTTAATACACTCTGGATCTGTTTGGGTTAAGGCAGAGTCAACAGCAAAGATTGCCGTTTTTGTTTCCCCTTGGTATTATTTAGTAAAGAGCATTAATGATTGGTATTTTTTAAATTATGGTTATGTGGCATTTGTTTTTATAGCAATAGCCTTTGACCATTTTTTGGGTACGTGGGTGCACGCATGGATAAAAAGAGATTTTTCTATGAAAAAAAATATCTATGGATTTTTTACAAAAATAACTTTAGTTATAATGGTTGGGATATTGACTGAGGGCATGCAACACATTTTAAATAGTGACTCATTTATCTCGACATATTTTAGTATCGTTGGTAAATTAATGGTTTTCATTTATCCTGCAGGATCAGCCCTTATGAATTGCTCAATTATAACTCACGGAAAATTCCCGCCTATAGGCTTAATGAATAAGATTAAAAACTTTAATAAGAATTTAGATATAAAACAATTTAAACCCAAAGAAGATGAAAACAGCGATATTAATAGGCCATACGAAGAATAGCCCTGGAGCATGCAGCCCGCACGGTTTGCCTTGTGAGTTTGATTTTAATAAATCAATTGCAGTTGCAGCGGCCAAAAAAAATTGTGGGATTACGGTTTTTGAAAATGGATCTTATGACAAGGGATATTATGAGATGACAAAGGCAACGGCTAAGGAGCTCAATGCGTTTAAACCTGATCTTATATTGGAATTACATTATAATGCAGCGGATCCCTCTGCTCATGGCTCAGAGGCTTTGTATTACTTCAAAAACAAAAAGACAAAGGCCCTTGGTTATTATTTCACAAAACTTTTACAGCTCCATATGGGGTACAGAGACAGAGGCGCAAAGGCTTTAGTAAATAAAAATGACAGAGGCTATTGGTCCGTATTTTTGCCAGATGCACCCTCATTGATCCTGGAGCCTTTTTTTGGTTCAAATAAATCCGACGTTCAAAGAATGGATAAGGATAAGTATATTGATGTAATCTTAAAAACTATAAAATATTATGAAACGATTAAGTAGTATTTTCCTGATCTTAATTTTAGTTACCTCATGCGGAACCAGAAAAAGAGAGGTTGACAAAGAACTCATTTTAGAGGCACGTAAGGAGGTTTTAAAAGATAAGGGAACAATCACAACAGAAACAAAATATAATAAATCTGAGATAGTCCTGGAGGCTGTTGATTCGTCTAAGCCTATTAAAGTAGATGGCCAAGTCTATGAAAACGCAAAAGTGACTATTAAAAAAGATTCAGGAACCACAATAGCTATTGAGTTAAAAGATCTTGAGTCAGCCAAAACAGAAAATATTGAGATAAGAAAAAAAGCTACAAAGCTTGAGACCTCAAATAAGATATTTTATACATACGGTTTTATTTTTGCAATAATTATTTTAATCTTAATAGTTGCCTATCTCAAAATAAAAAAGTACATTTGATTCCCTCATTAAATCTAAGTTGATTTTTCATTTTTAAGCCTGACATTTATATGCCAGGCTTTTTT